CTGAGCTTAGAAAGCGATACAGTTCACGTTCTACCACATGGCAGTCATGCCGACATAATCTTTGAAATAGATGACACTATGTACAAGTGTCAGGTAAAAACTGCTGCTTTGAAAAAGATGTGCCACAAGACTCACAAAAGAGTTAATTGGTGCTTTGATATGCGTAGAGGTGCTAATACAAAAATCAGAGATTACAAACAAGGTATGGTTGATCTTTATGCCTTTTACTGTCTGGAATACAACACCATAATATTTAAAATATTTGAGAACAGCAA